CAGGCGATCCAAGCGTGGCTGAACTCCACGACCCCGGAGAAGGCGCTGGCGGAGCTCCGCGAGGCGGACCAGAAGCGCGCGAGCGAGGTCGAGGAGCTCAAGGCCGAGCTGAAGCGCCGCGACGAGGCGGTCGCAAAGGAGCGCGAGGAGACGCAGAAGCAACAGGCAGCCGCCGCAGAGCAGGCGCTGGTGCGGGGTTTCGTATCCGCCGTCACGAGCGACGCGAAAAAGTACCCACATCTGAACGCCCTGTTCGAGCCCGAGCAGATCGCCGCGAAAGCCCGCGAATTCTCAGAGATGGCGAAGCGTGAGGAGTGGATCGACGAGGCCGGCAACCGGCGCGTCGGCAAGGCGTACTCCTTCGCCGAGGTGGCGAATGCGTTCGAGCAGTACGCGAAACGCGTGTACGACAAGCAAGAGGAGCGTCGCAAGTCGCTCCTGACGCCCTCGGAAGAGGGGGCAGAGCCGGGGACGGCCCTCGGGGTACAAACGAAGCCAGCTCCGGGAAACGGCCGCCGAGAAGGCACCAACGGGCCGGGAACGAGCACGACCCCGAAGCCGGAGAAGAAGCCGCGCATCCTGACTCGCCGAGAGCAGGAGCGGGAAGACCTGGCGAAGCTGAGAGCGGCCATGGCGAAGGACGCCGAGACCGCGAAGGCCACCGCCAGGCACTGACTGACGCCCCTCCGACCTCGCGGGCCGTGCAGAGCCAACGCTCTCACGGAGACTCCCCATGCCCGCAGGCGACGCGACGATTGCCGCGCTGACGAACATCCTCAAGACGCGGTACGACCAGAAGGTTTTCCACCAGCTCTTCTACAAGAAGGCCCCCTTCGCGGGACAGGTGGAGAAGGACACGGAGTTCGGCGGCAACAACAGCCGCATCTCGCTCCGCTACGGCGCCCCGCAGGGCGGCAGCTTCACCTTCGCGAACGCGCAGGCGAACGCCACCAGCTCGAGCGACGTCGCGTTCCTGCTGACCCGTGCGCGCGACTACCAGGTCTCGGGCATCTCGGGCGAGGCCATCCGCGCCGGCAAGGGCGACGAGGACACGATCTACAACTCGCTCCGCGGCGAGATGGAAGGGTCGATGCGGAACCTGAACCGCTCGATCCAAATCTCACTCTGGCGCAACGGCGGCGGCCAGCGCGGCCAGGGCAACAGCTCGTACACCATCACCGGCGCCACCGCGACGCTCGCCCAGGCGGCGGACATCGTGGGCTTCGAGGTCGGCATGAAGTGCGACTTCAGCGCCGACGATGGGTACAACAACGGCGGCGCGCTCGCGGGCATCCGCTCCGGCGGGCCCCTGACGGTGCTCGCGGTCGACCGCACGGCCGGCACCATCACGTTCACCCAGAACATCAGCCCGACCCTCTCGGGCGTCACCAACGCGGACTACATCTTCCGCAACGGCGACTACTCCTTCGGGATGGCCGGCGTCGCGCGCTGGCTGCCCTCGACGGCCCCCACCACGGGCGACAACCACTTCGGCGTCGACCGCTCCGTGGACACCGTGCGCCTCGCCGGCATCCGGTACACGGGCAACGGCGGGAACAAGGAGGAGACCCTCATCGACGCCGCCGAGCTGGCGGGCCGCGAGGGCGCCGAGGAGCTCTCGGCCTTCATCAACAACCTGGACCGCGCCGACGTCGTCAAGAGCCTCGGCTCCAAGGCGGTGTACGAGCCGACGAGCTCCACCGACGGGGACATCGGCTACCGCGCCCTGAACGTCGAGGGGCCGGACGGGACCATCAAGGTCTACTCCGACGTCAACGTGCCGCGCGGGAAGTTCTACCTGCTCGACATGTCGACCTGGGTGCTCAAGTCGGCCGGCAAGTTCCCCGGGCTGCTCGACGACGACGGCCTCCAGATGATCCGCGAGAGCAACGCGGACGGCTACCAGTGGCGCATGGGCGGGTATCCGCAGCTCGGCTGCGAGGCGCCCGGCCTGAACCTCGCCGGGACGTGGTGAGACCATGAGCAACCGGAACCACGACAAGCTCCACGGGCTCATCGGGCCCGGCAAGATCATCGTGGACGGCAGCTTCGTCCCGCTGACCGGAGCCGGGACGGTCGACGCCACGAAGGTGACGGGGCTCGGGTTCGGGTACGCGCCCGTCAAGGGCGTCATGGCGCTCATCACGCCGCCCCAGAACAACCCGATCCCCCTCAGCACCGCGGGCATCGTCCGCACCGGCACGGGGCTCTACACCATCACCTTCGAGGACCCGTACCTCGAGGTGGTGAGCTTCCGGTGCGACCTCGCGGTGGCTGCCGCAGGCTCGGCCCTGCGCGCGGTGCCCGTCGAGCCCATCACCGGCACGTCGACCGCGAACACCGCGCCGACCATCACCATCGTCATCCTGAACGGGGCGACCCCGACGGATGCCGCGGCGAGCCAGCGCGTGCACTTCCACGCGGTCTTCCGCGACTCTACCACCCGGTACCAGAAGCCCTGAGGCCGACCATGGCGGACGCGAAGAAGAAGGGCGCACTGGCCATCATGTTCGGCGCGGGGGAACCCGACGGCGACGAGGCCAGCGCGCCCGGCGACGGAGACGGAGACACCGGCCTCGACCAGGCGTGCGACGAGATGATGGCCGCGATTAAGTCGGGCGACAAGGCCGGCTTCTGCGAGGCCTTCAAGGCGGCGCTCGACCTGCACAAGGCTGGCGGCGGCGGCGAAGAGCCGGACGGCGACGAGGCGGCCTGACCGATGGCCCGCACGGTGACGCTCCAGACCCTGACGGCGCGCGTGAAGCAGCGCGCGAACGTCGAGGTTGCGTCCAATGCGGCCATCTTCTCCTCGTCGGAGATCACCGACAACATCAACGAGGGCATCGCGGAGATGCACCGGGCCGTCATCAGCGTGCCCGGGCAGCCGTACTACTTCGAGTCCGTGTCGTTCGCGACGTCACCGAGCGTCGACACGTACGCCATCGGGCCATCGCAGGCGGTGAACGTGTCCGACTTCCTCGAGGCCAAGGGCTTCGACGTGCAGTTCGGCCAGAACATCATCAACACGGCCAAGCCGTTCATGTGGACGGAGCGCAACCGCTTCAAGCTCCTGTACAGCGGCTGGATTTACACGCAGCCGGTGTTCTACCGGATGCTCGGCAAGGGCAGCGCGCAGGCTTCGGCGGCGCTGGACTCGGTGAAGTTCATCCCGGTGCCGTCGGGCGCCTTCAGCGTGACCATGTGGTACACGCCGACGCCCACGGTCCTCACGAACCCGTCGGACACGTTCGACGGCATCAACGGATACGAGGAGATCGTCGTGCTTTCGGCGGCGATCAAGCTCCTCCTGAAGCAGGAGCAGTTCGAGCACGCGCAGGCGCTCATGAGCGAGCGCGCGCGGCAGGAATCGCAGCTCCTTTCGAGCCTGACGCACGACGCGGAAGCGCCGGAGCGCGTGCAGGACGTGACCCTCAACGACGACGGGTGGATCGGCCGCCCCATCTACTGACCCAAGGACCCCATGAGCCTCTCTTCCACCGCAGCTCTCGTTTCGATCCAGGACGGCGCCGGAGCCGTCGCCACCCAGGCCAACGGCGCGGTTGCGCTCGTGACGCCCGGCGCGCTCGTCACCTTCTCGCTCCAGTCGACGTCCGGCGTGGCGCTCTGGGAGATCGCCTTCAACTGCCCGAACTACCCGAGCCTGCACCAGCAGGTGTTCCGGTGGGTTCCCGGGCAGGCCAACCAGCTGCAGGTGCAGCTCCCGGTCGACTCGCTCCTCGCGAACTACACGAGCACGGTCAGCGACGGCCAGGCTTCGGTGCAGTTCGCGTCGGGGCAGATCAGCACCAAGGGCTCCAACTCCGTCCCGGTGCAGCACGTGGCGCGCGTCGCCACCGCCGCGGCGCTCTCCGCGTACACCAACGTCAACGGCGTCCTGACCGCCAACGCGAACGGCGCGCTCGGCACCATCGACGGCGTCACCATGGCGGTCGGCGACCTCGTGCTGCTGACGCTCGGCGCGGCCGGCGCGGACAACGGCCTGTACCAGGTGACGAGCCTGGGCGGCGCCTCGGCGAAGTTCGTGTTCACCCGCGCGCCCGACTGGGCGAACGGCTCCTCGCTCCTGGCCGGGACCGTCATCGAGGTGACCGAGGGCAGCACGCTCTCCGGCACCTGGAAGGTCACCACGACCGGCACGAGCACCGTCGGCACCACGAGCATCGCGCTCTTCCCGCGCGTGTCCACGGTGACCACATCGGCCGCGGTCGCGGGCGTAACCCCGTCGATCGCCACGGCCTGGGTGCTGAGCACCAGCGTCCCGGTCATTCCCGTCGTGGGAACGAGCGGCGGCACGCAGGGCATCTGGAAGATCACCACGCAGACCGCCGGCGCGGGCGGGTCGAGCGCCCTCGTCGCGACGAGCTCCAGCGGCACCGACACCAGCACGGTGAAGCTCACGGTCATCAACTTCTGAGGTGAGCCATGTCGACGGTCCGCGTCGCCACCAGCACGGTCACGCAGCCTGTCGGCTCGCAGGCCAAGCCGTCCGTGCTCACGCGGGCGGCGCTGGCCATTCGGCAGCTCCAGTTCACCGGCGACGACCTGAAGGAGTCGAGCCGACTGTACCGCGTGCTGAACGATCTGCACTCGGCCGTCTCGAGCGCGCTCCAGTCGCTCGCCAGCAACCCGACGCTGAGCGGCGTGCTCCTCTCCGGAGAGGTCTTCACAGGCGGCCAGACGCGCACGCTCACCCACGGCCTCGGGCGCGCCTTCCGTGGCTGGTACGTCGTCCGCGCGCAGGGAGGCGTAGCCGCCTTCGTCGAGGCCGGGCTCCCCGCCGGCATGACGCCAACCCAGGGCCTCTCCCTCACGAGCACCAACGCAGGCACATTCGACCTCTTCGTCTTCTGATGCCCATCGAGCGCAAAACCGTCTCCGTCCCGCTGACCGCCGGCCTCAATCAAAAGGCGGACCTGCGCACGCTCGCCATCAACGGCGCAGCGACGATGACGAATTGCGTGATGCAGAAGACGGGCGCGGTCCGAAAGCGCTTCGGGCACACGGCGCTCTCGAAGAGTACGACCCTCGCCGGCACCATCGCAGCGGCCGTTGCCGGCGGCAGCTACCGAGGCATTCCGTGGATGAGCGACGGGGAGACGCTCTACGAATGGAGTGACCTGGCCGCAGCGTGGACCCCCATCGACACCGTGCCGGACGCCGTGGCGCTCGATCGCGTCGGCATCACGTCGATGCCAGTCAACCCGCTCGACTACGACCAGGCGTACGGCCAGGGGTACCTCGTCGTCGTCTGGACGGCGGACCCCGCCGGGCTTGGCTTCACGGTCCCGTTCTACAAGGTCCTCGACCCGGCCACGCAGGCCGTCCTCCTGCCGGACACGCCCGTCGATCCGGCCATCGCATCGCAGGTGAACGCGCCGAAGCTGACGGTATGCGGGCAGACGCTCCTGCTGACGTACGTGCGGGCGGGCAACATCTGCGGACGGGTTGCGACCCTCGCTGCGGCGTACGCATCGGGGTGGAGCGGCGAGGTGGTGCTTGCGAACGATGGCGTCGGCAACGTCACCAGCGGCGTCTACGACGTCGCACCGGTGGCGAATGATGCCTCTCGATTCTGCATCGCGTACGAGGTCTCGCACGCCGGCAAGTCGGTCGCGATCAGCACCTTCAACACCGGCACGCTGACGCTTGCGCACACGGAGTACGACGACACCGCGTTCTCCTCGCTGACCGCCATCGCGGTTGTGGCCACGAACACGGAGCTCATGTGGGCCACGTACTTCGGTGTCAGCGGCGGCATCAGCTCGATCCGAGCATGGGCCTGGCAGGACGGCACCCCTGCAAGCCACGTGGCCCCGTTCACCGTCACCGGCTCCGGCACCAGCACGCCCGGGCGAGTCGTCGCCATCCGCAACGACGCGCAGCACATCACGGTCTACTGGTCGCAGTTCCTGAACACCGCAGCCGACGACGGAACGAACCTCGTCGCGGCCGTAACCCGGGCGGTCACGCTCATCAGCACCAGCACCTTCGCCCGCATCCGACCCACCGGCCCGTGCGTCATCGCGAGCAAGCCCGTGCTGGCGCCGAACGGCGGCTGCTACCTGGCGCTCGCGCTGCCGAGCGTCGCGCAAGGCACCTTCTTCCTGGCGCGCGACTACGGCTTCGGGGACCTTGGCTTCGCCCAGCACCCCATGACGCCAGTCGCCACGCTCGACCCGCGGCTCTCGAAGTACACGGCGCTGCTCATCCCAACGGGCAATCAGGCGCAGACTGCGCCGCATGCGGTGATCCTAACGACCGTGGGCGCGGGCGTCGTGGGCGTGATGGCGTTCGAAAACACGTCTCCCACACACGTAGCCTTCTACGAGCACGCCGTCGATACGGCCTCGCCGCTCCGGTACTTCGGCGGGGAGCTCTACGAACTCGAGGCGCTGTCCGCGGGCACTCCGCTCGCCTTCGATGGGCAGAACATCGTCGAGAACGGGTTCTTCGCATACCCGCAACTGCCGGCGCCCTCCTTCTCGGGAGTCGGCGGCAGCATGCAGACGTCGGGGCTCTACCAGTACATCGCGACGTACGAGTGGTACGACGCGCGCGGGCAGATTCACCGCTCCGCGACAAGCCCCGCGGTGCAGGTCACTGCAACCGGCGCCGGCAACACGGGTTCCTGCACGGTCACGGTGCCCGGGGTGATGACGCGGCTCGCGCCGTCGACGTCGACGAGTCCGGCGGCAACGTTTCCCTCGGTCATCCTCTACCGCACGCAGGCGAACGGCGCCGTGTTCTACCGCGTCACGGCCGATCCGGCGCCGCTCGCAAATGACGCGGCCAGTGCGTTTGTGACCATCACGGATACGGCGAGCGACGCCAGTATCGCGACCAATCCGCTCCTCTACACGACGGGCGGCGTCCTCGACAACTTCTGCCCCCCGTCGGGCCGCATCCTCATCACGCACCGCAATCGATGGTGGGTGGCCGGCTGCCCGGACCCTACGGCGCTCTGGCCCTCGAAGGAGATCACCCCGGCCGAGCTGCCAGGCTTCAACGAAGCCATGAACTTCACGTGCACGGGCGCCATCCGGGCGCTCGCGAGCATGGACGACAAGCTCGTCGTGGGTGTGCAGCGCGGGAGCCTCTACGGCATCGAGGTCATCACCGGCGAAGGCCCCACGGACGCCGGCACGCAGAGCGACTGGACGCCCCCGCAGTCTGTCCCGAGCGACGCGGGCCCGGTCGACCAGCGCGGCATCTGCTCGGGGCCGTTCGGCACCCTATTCCGCTCCCTGAGCGGCGGACCGACTGGCGCCGGCGGCATCTTCCTGCTCTCGCGTGACTTGCAGGTCTCGTATCTGTCCGGGCCTGTCGAGGACGCGCTGGCCGCGAACCCGGTGGTGACCAGTATGGTGGTCCACCCGACGGCCGGTCGCGTCTACATCACATGCGTGCCTTCCGACCCTGGCTTCGCGAGCGGCGTCCGGCTCGTGTGGGACTACCAGCAGGGCGGCGTCTGGTCGCTCGACACGCTGTACGACGTCGACACGGCCACCGTGCCCGGCGCACGGTGCGCGTGGGTGGCGCAGGCGGCCGGGCGCAGCGTGGTCCACTGGGCGACCACGGCGGGACGCGTGTACCGCGAGACGAACGGCCTCGGGGCGAACGCCTACACGGACGCGGGGCATTGGATCTCCATGACGTACGCCTCCGCCTGGCTCAAGCCGACGGAGGGCGGATTCGCGCGCTTCTGGCGGGTGCTCTGCGAGGGAGACTCGCTCGATCCGGCATCGCTCACCGTGACCCTCACCTTCGATGGCGCGCCGTCGAGCTACTACAGCGAGTCGAGCGCCTGGGCCTATGCGGGCGCCATCTCGGCGTTCGATCGATTCCCGCAAGTCGACGTGCAGATGACGCCCGGCAATCAGAAGGCGAAGAGCATCCAAGTCACGATGAGCGACGCGCCGCCGTCGCCGCCGAGCTTCACCACCGGACAGGGCTTCAGCTTCGGAGCGATCGTCCTCGACCTGGGCGTCAAGGACGGCACGTACCGCAACGTTCCACCCGCGCAGAGGGCCTGATGCCGAACAGCGAATACCTGGGCCCCAGCAACGGAAGCACGGCCGGCAACGGGCCCCTTCAGCTCATCGGAAACAACGGAGTCCAGCCGAATCTCGGCGAACCGACGCCTTCCCAGAGCTGGATGGGCGACATGGGCGACTCGTTCTTCGGGACGGCCGCCTACACGCCCGCCGCCCAGTTCGGCGGGAACACGCAGACGAACGCGTACGCGCAGGGGCTCGCCAATCAGGGCCTCGGCATGGCGGGGAAGGACCAGATCCTTGGTGCGAACGCGGCCGGATCGCTCAACAACGTCGGCAATCAGTACGGGGTGGCGTCGCAGGGCGCATTTGGCAACGCGAGTCAGGCTCTGGCCGCACAGAACAACGCGCTCGCGATGTACCAGCAGGCCGCGCAGGGCAACGGCCCCAGCGCCGCGCAGGCGCAGCTGCAGTCGGGGCTCGACCAGTCGATCCAGGCGCAGCAGGCGCAGGCGGCGAGCGCGCGCGGCGGCTTCGGCCTCGCCAACGCCCAGCACCAGGCGGCCCAGAACCAGGCGCAGCTCGCGGGGCAAGCCGCGAACAACGCGGCGCAGCTCCGGGCGCAGGAGCAGCAGGCGGCCATGGCCGGCTACGGGAACCTGGGCAGCACCATCCAGAGCCAGCAGGCCGGCAACGCGCTCGCGCAGCAGGGCAACCAGCTCCAGGCGTACGGCATGGGGGCGGGCCAGCAGCTCGCCTACAACCAGCTTGGCCAGGGCAACCAGCTCCAGTACCAGAACCTCGCGAACCAGGCCCTCCAGGCGCAGACGAGCGCGGACGTGTCGCACGAGTCCACGATGGACCAGGCGGCGGCGGGCAACGCCCAGCGAAGCCAGACGGCCACCGGCGGCATCACGAGCATGGTCGGGAGCCTCATCGGCTCCATCGGCGCCATGTCCGACGCGACCAGCAAGTCGGAAATCACCCCCGACTCGCCGGCCACCGGGCAGGGGCCCTTCGCCGCCTTCGCCAACGGCGTCATGAGCGGCGCGACGCACGGGATGATGGGCAGCACCCAGGGCATCTCCGGCCAGTCGAGCGGTGGAGGGGGCATGCTCTCGGGCCTCCTCGGCGGCCACGGCGGGGGAATGGGCGGCATGGGCGGCGGCGGAGCGACCCTCGCGGACGGCCACGGCTTCGGTGCTGGCGCCATGGACGCGGTGTCCGACGAGCGCGCGAAGACGGGCATCGCCCCGCAGTCGACGGCGACCGACCGCGTCATGTCGACCCTGGAGCCGTACACCTACAAGTACAAGAGCCCCGCCGACGAGCCGCGCACACAGCCCGACGGGGGCAAGTACCTCGGCGTCATCGCCCAGAACCTCGAGAAGACTCCCGAGGGCGCGCAGGCGGTCGAACAGGACCCGGCGACCGGCAAGCGGATGATCAACCCCAAGGCCGGCATGTCACTCGCGCTCGCGGGCCTCGGCCGGCTGCACGAGAGGGTCTCGGCCCTGGAGGCGATGTTCGGCCGATGAACACCCTGTCGCCCGCCGTCCTCGCAGCGCTCGCCCAGCGGGGCATCATCCCGCCGCAGCAGAACCCCCTGGACGCTGCCGCGGACCTGCCGCCCGACGTGGGCGACACCGGCAGCGCGCAGGCGCTCGCGTCGACCCAGGCGCCCCCGCCCCAGGCGCCGCCAGCGGCCCCAGCGCCCGCGCAGGCCGCGCCCCAGCCTCCCGCGTTCGATTCTTCGGCGATCGATCAGCTCATGCGCGACGGCAAAATCACGTACGCGCAGTACGAGCAGATGGGCGGGAAGCTGCCGCCCACGACCGGAAGCGGCTCGATCTTCAGCGGAGGCCCGTCCGCCAAACCCGCTCAGGCGGCAACCCCGACCCCTCAGCCGGCGACACCAGCGAAGGCCGAAGGCGTGTTCGCAGACCAGGGCGGGGCCGGCGCCCAGCGCCCCCCGGTGTCGATGGCCTTCCCCATGGGCGGGGTCGCGCCGGCCCACGCGGTTTCGATGGTGAGCCCCGAGAGCCGAGAGGGCATCGAGCGGGCCAACCTCGACAAGCTGGCCGCGGCGGACCAGGCGCAGGGCGCCGAGGTGGCGGCCAGTGACGCGAACGCGCAGGCCATGCAAGGCGTCGCCGACGCGCTGGGCAAGCAGCGCGGCGAGATGGAGGCGCGCGAGCGGAAGCGCCAGGAAGCCTACGAGAAGCAGGCGGCCGACTACCGCCGGGCCCAGCGCGAGGCCGCGGAAGGGCGCGTCCGCCCCGAGAACGTGAACCTCGCGGGCGCCATCGGCATCGGCCTCGGGGCCCTCGGCGGCGCCCTGTCGCACTCGCCGAACTACGCGCTCGAGGTGGTCAACAAGCACATCGACGACAACATCGCCGCCCAGCGCGCCAACCTCGAGAACAAGAACCGCGCCGCCGAGGGGATGCGTCAGGGCCTGGCCGAGATGCGCTCACGGTTCGGCGACGAGCGCGTGGCGGATGCCGCGGAGCGCGCGCGCCAGCTCGAGGAGGCGAAGGCGACCGGGGACGTCATGGTGGCGCGCTCGCAGTCGCCCATGCTCGCGGCCAAGTGGGCGGGCGTACGCGCCGGCATCGAGGCCGAGCAGGCCGCGCAGCACGCGCAGATGGAGAAGTGGATTCCCGCGACGGCGACCGGCGGCGGCATGACGCAAGCCGCGGTCACGAAGCTCGCCGGGGACCTGCTCATGCGCGGCGTCTACAAGAACCCCGACGACGCCACGAACGCCGCGGTGCGCATCCTGTCGACGGGCCGCGCCGGGACCAGCGAAGACCGCGTGCCGGCCGGCGGCGGGAAGCCTAACGCGCGACTCGCTCGGCGCCAGGCGGAGCTCGACGAGGCCGACAAGGCGGCGGCGCGGCTCGAGTCCCTGCTCCGCAGCGGCTCGTCTCTGAGCCTGTCACAGCGGGAGCAGGCCAAGGCCGATGCCGCCGTCCTCCGGCGAAGCGGCTTCCCGAACGTCCCCGAGGAGCCTCTCACCGTGTGGAGCTCCAGCGGCGCGCGCGCGGCGGGTGTGGGCGAAGTGCGGCGGGCCATCCAGTCCGAGCGCAAATCGCTCGCCGAGCACGGGACCGCCGGCGGCGAGGAAGCCCCCGAGGACGCGGACCAGTACATCAAGCCGGCCGGGGAGGGCGAGTGACGCAGCCCGCCCCCAATCCGCCCCCGGCCGCCGCGCCGCCGCCGCAGCCCACCATTCCGATGGTGCAGCGCGACGGGACTGTCGTGCAGGTGCCCCACGACCAGGCCGCGCAGGCGTACGCCTCGGGGCAGTTCGGCTTCGTCAAGGGCTCCGCCGTCCCCGTCGTGGGCTCCGACGGCACCATCGGCCACGTCGACGCGGAGCACGCGGGCGATGTCCTCGCCGGCGGCGGGCGCCTCGCGACCCCCGAGGAGTACCGCGACGCGGCCCTGGACCGGGAGTACGGCGGTGTAGGGCACACGCTCGCGGCCGTGGGCGAGGGCGCCGCGCGCGGGCTGTCGCTGGGCCTGTCCGACCCGCTGGCGGTGGCCGCGGGGCACCTGGTCGGCGGCGACAAGGGCGCCGAGGCAGTCCGTCAGCACCTCGAGGGTGAAAAAGAGGACCACCCGTACGGTTCCGTCGGTGGCGAGCTGATTGGCGCAGCTCTGCCGGTGCTCTTTACCGGCGGCGCTGCTGCGCCAGAGGAAGCGGCGGCGCTGGGTGGTGCCGAGGCGCTGGGGGCCACCACGGAGGCCGGCGCGCTCGCCAAGGTGGGCCAGGGCCTCCGGACACTCGGCGCCCTGCCTAGGGGCGTGACGTCGCTGGGCGCCGCGGCGGAGCGGGCCATGGCCGGGCGCCTCGGCGCGGAGGCCGGGACGGTCCTCGGGCGCGCGGCGCAGTCGGCGGCGAAGGCAGCGGCTCGCGGCATCGTGGAGGGAGGGCTCTTCGGCGCCGGGCAGGGCATCAGCGAGTCGACGCTGAAGGACGAGGACCTCACCGCCGAGAAGCTCTTCGCCTCGGTGGGCCACGGGGCGCTGATGGGGGGCCTCCTGGGCGCTGGCCTGTCGGGCCTCGGCTCGATGGCCGTCGAGGGCGCGTCTGGCCTGCTGGGCAAGGTGGCGCCGAAGCTCGACGAGGCCGCGGGGGAGCAGGCGTGGAAGTGGCTGGACCCCCTCAAGCGCTACTCGGACGAGGCGACGAAGCGCGCCGGCGGGACCGACGAGGTGGGGCGAACGGTGTTCGAGCGCGTCCTGCGCCCGCTCGTCGAAGAGCGCGGCTTCGGCGGCGCGATGGTCTCGAACGACGAGAAGTACGAGCTTGTCCAGAAGGCGCTGAGCGACACGGGCAAGCAGATCGGCGACCTGGTGGCGGGGCGCTCGGAGGCCACCGTCAAGCTCGAGGACATGCTCCGGCCCATCCAGGAGCGGATCGAGGAGTTCTCGGACCGCGTAGGCGGCGAGGACAAGGTCCGGACCCTCGAGAAGCTTCGGGACTCCGTCACGCGCGTCCTCGGCGGCGGCGAGGAAGCTGAGCCGCTGGAATCGAAGCTCTCCGGGCTGGTCCCGGGGAGCCCCGAGCACGAGGCGGCGCTCACCGGGGCCGGGTACGTGCGGCGCACGCCAGCCGAGCTGGGCGAGCACCTGCGCGAGCACCCGGAGCTCCTCGAGCAGGCCGCGAACGGGGGCCTTCCGCTCGAGGCGACCCACAAGGCGCCCGCCGTCGTCGCCGCGGAGGGGGCAGAGCGCGCGGTGCCCATCGCCGACGCCATCAAGCAGCGCAGGGCGCTCCAGCAGCTCGCGTTCGAGGAGAGCAAGAGCCTCGACCCGAACCTGCGCGTCCAGCTCCTGCGCGACGTGTCCCGCGAGTGGAACGGACTCGAGGAGGAGGCGCTCAACAAGGCCGGCAAGGCGGCCGGCGAGGGCCTGGCGGGCACCCAGCTCCGGGACCTGAACCGGGAGTACCAGCGCCTGAAGATCGCCGCCGACGCGCTCGAGTCGAACACCGCGCGCTACGCCACCAACCGCAACCTGTCGCTCACCGACTACCTCGCGGGCGCCGCGCACGCGCCAGGGATGCTCCTCGGCGGCCACCCGGGCGCCGCGGTGGGCGCGCTGGCGATGAGCGTGGGTCACAAGACGATGCGCGCGCACGGCAACGCGTACGCGGCGCTCATGCTCGACCGGCTGGCCGCATTCGGGGGCGCCAGCAAGGCCGCGAGCGAGTTCGACCAGGACGTAGACCGCGCCATCGACGCGGCCATCTCCGGCAAGCTGGCGCGGCGGATGCCCCGGGCGTTCTACACGAGCGGCGGCGAGTCGGACGCCAAGCGGTTCGAGGAGGAGGAATCGCGCGTACGGCAGCTCGCGGCCATCTCCCCGGGCCTCGTCGGTGCCCATCTCCAGGCGCGCACGGGTCCCCTCGCGACGCACCTGCCTAACGCCGCGGCGACCATGCAGCAGATGGCGAAGTCGCAGACGGCCTACCTCGCGAGCAAGCTGCCGGAGGACAACGGCCAGCCCGCGAGCCTGACGCCGCAGCTCGCCAAGCCTCCGGTGTCGGCGGCCGACCGGGGGAAGCTCCTTCGCGCCGTGGATGCCGTCGAGGGTGGGCCCACCGCCATCATGCAGCGCCTCGCGACCGGGAAGATGAAGCCCGAGGACGTCGAGGTGATGCAGCGCTTCTATCCGAAGGCGTACGAGGAGATTCGGCAGAAGATCGGCACCAAGTGCGCCGAGCGCACGAAGCCGCTCGGGTACCAGGAGCGCGTCCGGATCGGCCAGCTCTTCGACCTGCCGACGGACCCCACGCTCACGCCCCAGTTCCGGCTCTCCATGCAGGAGAGCTACGCGAAGCATCCGACGGCGCCGTCGAGTAGCGGGCCGTCGCCGCGCAAGTCTGCACCCGCATCGCTCGGCATCAGCAAGTCGCTGGCGAGCGTGTTCGACGCGCCAGGAGGGCGCTAAGCCATGGACCAGATCGCCGGAACGTACGAGGGAGAGGGCCCCAACACCACCGCGGGCATCGCCAGCCTGCCGGACATCAACGCGGCGCCAGCCGGTGGAACGAACGCCGCGCAGACCGCGCAGACCACGGCCGACACGGCGAAGAAGGCGCAGGGCCGCACGGCCTCCGTCGCCATCACGCGCCGGCGGCAGCTGCGCGTATCGAGCGAGGGCGCGCGCGACGAGATGGCCATCAGTGTTGGCGGCGGCGACCAGAAGCTCGCGAACGCGGCACGCGGCGTCTACGTGAGCGGCGCGGGGAACCTCGTCTGCCGGCTCGTCGACGCGACAGCCGACTCCACGTTCAGCAACCTGTCGGCGGGCGTGCTCTACCCGTTCCAAGTCTCGATCGTCCGGCAGGCCGGGACCACGGTCACCGGGAACATCCTCTTCTGAGCTGCGCATGTCGCTGACGTCCACGAACGCCCTGGTCTCGATTTCCGTCAACGGCGTGCCGACGCCGTTGGCGTACGGCGGTACGTTCAACACGACGGCCGGACAGACTCTGACATTCTCGCTCCAGAGCACGAGCCTCGTGCAGCGCTGGGAGCTCGCGCTCCAGAGCGACGATCAGACGCTCAACGGCCAGCGCTTCGCGTGGTCGGCAGGGCAGGCGAATCAGATCGCCGTCACATGCCCCATCGCACCGTTCACGCTGAAGTTCACGAGCCTCGTGAGCGATGGTGCCAGCAGCACTGCCAGCGCTCCGGGAACGGTCATCGGCGCGAGCGGCAGCAGCGGCAATCAGGGGCAGTCCAACATCACGCTCGCGAATGGTCTCAACTCGGACGTAGCTACCACGGGCCTGTCCGTCCTGCGCGTCGGCGGCCCGACGGCTGCCTTTTCCATCGGCGGCATCGCAACAACGTCCGCCACGAAGTCGGGCTTGCCGATCACGATCATCAACACGACCCAGTACCAGCTCACGATCGTCAACGAAGACCCATCGTCGACGGCCGCGAACCGCATCACGACGTGGGCGAATGGAGGCAGCAAGAGCGTCAACCTCCGGCCCTACGGCGGCGCGTGCCAGCTCGTCTACGACACGACCGCGAACCGATGGCAGCTCCAGCACAGGGGATGGGAGACGCAGGCTCCTCGCCACATCGACGTGCGCGACTTCGGGGCGGTCGGCTCGGGAGCAGTCGACGACACGGCTGCGGTCGACGCGGCCATCGCGGCGGCGCAGGCGCTCGCCGTGGTCGCAGACAGTCCCGTGACGGTGCGCTTCCCGCACACGCAATGGGCGTCGCCGACCTTCTACGCGCGCACGACGCCGATCTTCGTCGACACGCCGAACATCCGGCTCGAGGGCGAGCCGATGCCGTACTCGATGCCGTCGGTGCCGCTCACGTACCCGCAGATCACGACCTCTCAGACGGGCATCAGCGCCGGCCCCGGATTCCAGACATGCCCCGCGCTCTACGTGGGTCCGGACATCCCCGACACGACGTACCAGGCGGAGACCGCCCTTGGTGCGACGATCCAAACGGCGACGCTCGAGGTTCTCGTCCCGGCGAACATCTTCCTTGGGATGTTCATGGACTTGGCCGAGCTATCGGACGTCGGTCGCATCGACGGGCTCAGCGCGTTCACGTTCTCGTTCTGGATTAACCCGGGATCGATCGCTCCCGGCATCGGCGATCTCGTCGACCCGATTGTCTCGAGCAACGGCGGCACGGCCGGCAACGATCTGAGCGAGGCGTTCTTCGTCTTTCTATCGAACTCCGGCGCCAACATCGGAGCGCAGCTGTACGTCGGGCTACGTACGAGCGTCACAGGGTTCTCGCCGCATTTCACGAGCAACGCACTCACGGCGAACGCGCTCAACTACGTGAAGGTCACGTACGACGGCAGCTTCGTCTACGTGTACATCAACGGTGTTCTCGGGGCGCAGAACGCTCAGACAGGGACGATCGTCCAGAAGTGGTACGAGCGCATCCTGATCGGCGCGGAGCCATCATGGTTCCCCGACCGGATGAACAAGATCCACACGCACCAGTACACGCTTGGTGGCATCCTCGCCCGCAACGTCTCCGACGTCAGCACGACGATCCCCAGCGCGGAGCCGGTCGCCGACACGCACACGCTCTTTTGCTTCTCGTTCGTCAACGCGAACCGCCCGCGCTCGGGCTGGGTCATCGCGACGAGCTCGGGCGCGACGAATCACGGAGCGGTCAGCCGCACGACCGGCTCGTACGTGTGGATGCGGTGGCAGGGCAAGGTCTCGATCCTTCCGGTCAACAACGTCGGGGTCAAGCACCTCGGATTCAACTCACGGGGCGCGACGGTCTACGGCTCGACGTGGTCTGACGGGTACGTAGAGCGGTGCGAGTTCTCCGGGACTGCGGCCCTGACGTTCGGGTACTTCTCGTATCCGGTCCGCGTCCGCGACTGCTTGTTCACGCCGCTGTCGATTGGTGGCTTCGGCGATTCGTGGGGTCTCGGCATCGTGACGGGGACGCAATTCGTGCACGTCACTGACTGCCAATTCCACGGCACGCCGACCTGGCAAATCGTCGATTCGGTCGGCAATGGGGGCGGAACGGCGCTTCTCGAGAACTCCTGGATCGTCGGTCGCGGCGGGCGCGGCTCGGTGTTCCTAGCTAACGCGACCGCGTTGTTCAACGCGTGTTGGCTCGATGATGATGGAGGCACCGTCACGGACTGCCTTGTCTTTGCTGGCACGTCGAACGCACGCTTCAACGGCGGATTCGTATCGCTGTCTAACAGCGCCGTGCCTGCGATCCGAGCGGCCGGAAACGCGGTGATGGAATTGAACACGACGGTAGACGGCGTGCCCGGTATCGCGTCCGACGTGGCTGGCGCCGCGCAAGCCTCGTTCGTCGGCGGGAACATGTCGAGCTTCTTCGGATTGACGATCACGAACGGCGAGGTGCCACTCGTCGTCGGTCACCAGGAGGAGACGGGGCGAAAGTCCTTCGCGCTCAGCGGCACGACGCTGACGATGGCGAAGAACGACTTCTACAACCGTACGTTTGTGTTCACTGGCGCGCTGACCGGAGACTGTACCGTGACCGTTCCCACGGTCATCGCCGGGTACAGGCGCGTCATCGTGAACAAGACGACGGGCGGGCACAACATCATCATCCAAGGTCCGTCGGGCGCGGCCGCGGCTGGCGTCGCGACGACGGCGACCGTGGCTTCGGATGGCACCAACTGGAACGTGGAGTGAGCGATGGCGGACAAGTACCTGACGATCAAGTTCGAGGGCGACGAGCAGGCACTCCACCGCTGGCTCATGTCCGCAATGCCCGACATGGCGGCGGCGCTCGAGGGGCGTCTCGACGTCAAGGGTTTCAGCATCTCCGGGCGCGACCCGGGCTTGCCGGCGGATGCACACCACGAAGAACTCAGGCGCGCGAGCGAGGCGGCGGTTGCCGGACACGAGAAGTGCGAGGCCGGTGCGACGCTCGACGAGCACATCGAGTCTCTTCTTCAGGAGATCGACCACCTTCGCAAGTCGGTCGCCGTCGCTGGCGCGTTCAAGCGCGGCCTTGTCGAAGCCCACGAGGCGGTCGAGAATCATCCGCCGCACGTCGCGCATGCGAAGGTGAAGGATGCTATCACCAAGGCGCGAGCGGTGGCCGGCGCCTTCGCCGACATGGACGCGCGTCGATGGCGAAGGAATCACCCGGAGCCGCCGGTTGCGCCGGTCATCCTCGGCATGAGGGGCCCGGACCGATGACCGCGATCGGGATGGGCATGGGCCTGACGTACGGTATGCCCAACAACGGGTGGAATCCGCTCACGGTCTCCGGCTGTCTCTGTTACCTCACGGCGGACGCAGGCATCACGCTCAACGGCTCGAACGTGTCGCAGTGGAGCGACCAGAGCGGCAATGGCAATCACTTCACGCAGCCGACAGCCGGGAAACAACCGGCGTTCGTCACGAGCGGCATCAACAGCAAGAATAGCGTCAAAGCTGATGGCGTCACGGCCGGAATGAGGCTCTCGTGCGTCAACAACATGAGCGCCCTCATGGGGTCCGCGACGGCCGGGGAGCGCATCATCCTCGCGCAGCTCACGGTGGACGGCTTCGGCAACCCTTCTTCGATCAACTGGGGCACCGGCGACATCGGCTCGTTTCAGGAGTTCTCGACCGATCACAAGATGTACGACGGATTTGCGACGACGGCCCGAAAGAATGGCTCCGTCGCGGTCACGACGGGCCTGCTCCTGTCGCCGTACACGCAGGACATCCAGAGCGCGGCCGGCAACTTCACGATGCTGATCAACGGCACCACGTACTTCACGACGGGGACCAACACCTACGGCGTGAATACGAACATCCCGACGCTCTTCAGCAACGGCACCAACGCAGCGGCTCCGATGTTGATTCGCGCGTTGCTCGTATACGACCACGTTCTGTCGTCGGCAGATCGATCCTACGTTCTCGGAGGTCTGACGTGAGCAATAGAAGCGACTTCGACGAAGTGACCCCGCCCCGCCAGCCGGCCGGGCTCCGTGTGCTGCGCGAGGCCGCGGAAGGGGCCGCGAAGGCGCACTCACGCATCGACTCGCTCGAGGAAGCCGTCGGACGCGTCGAGTGGGCCATCGGCGAGAGCGAGGAGCGCGTGAAGAGGCGCATCGACGCGCTCGAGCACGCGATGCACGCAGGATTCGAGCGCATCGGGGAGCTCATCGATGACGTGCACCGGGAGCACACCCGGGACACGCGCCGCGCGGAGACGTCCCATCACGACCTGAGCGAAGAGCTCGCACGCACCAAGAGGATCGCCATCATGAAGAGTATCAGCCTACCCACGGCCATCGTCGTGGGCGTCGTCGTCGTCTGCTACACCGTGCTGCTCGCGCTGCACGTCGAGGTGCCCACCTGGATGGGCGCCATCATCGCGTCCGTCGGCTCCGCCGTCGCTGGCATGCTGCCGGCGCTCCTCGGCCAGGGGAAGGCGTCGTGAGGGCCCTCCTCGCCATCGCCCTGCTCGCCCAGGTATGCGCGCTGTCGGCGTGCGGCGGCTCCAAGCTCACCCCGCAGGATGACGCCAAAGTCTCCGCGGAGACCGCCATGGGGACCCTCTGCGTCACGGACAACAAGGGCGACGCCGGGGCCATCGACGCGTGCCGCGCGCACGTGCGGGCCTACTGGGACGCGTATTGGGCCAGCTACTTCGACGGAGGCAAGGGACAATGACCGCCGCAGAGATTCTCATCCAGGCCGCGCTGCTCGACCTCCCGGAGCTCATCAAGCTCGGCGAGGACATCGCCGCGCTCATCGCCGGCAAGCAGTCCGGGCAGACCGAGGCGCAAGCCGTCGAGGCCGCGCGTGAGACCGCACGGGAGGCCGTCGACCAGCTCGAGAAGGCTGCGACGTTGCCGAAGCCGTGACCTCCGACGACGTCCCCACCACGCCGGACCTGCCGAGCAATCGGCCGCCGGCGCTGGTGACGTCGCCCGCCGGACGCGCCGCCATCGAGGCGGAAGAGGGCGTCGTGCTCAGGTGGTACTACGACTTCGCAGGCTACGAGACGGGCGGAATGGGGCACCGGAGGGTGGACGGCGACCCTCCCTTCGTCGAGCACGGGCCCCTACCGCAGTCCCTCGTCGACGCGTGGGCGACGAACGACCTCCGCACCACCGAAGCGTGCGTGCGGTCCTTCGTCGCCGACAACATCGGACAGAACATGTTCGATGCTCTCGTCTCGCTGGGCTTCAACATCGGTACCGGCGCTGAGCGCGTGTCGAGCGTCGCGCGCATGATGCGCGTGGGCGGATACCTTGCAGCCGCGGATCACTTCCGCGACTGGAACAAGGTGCTCGACCGGAAGACGGGGCTCCTCGTCGTCAGTCCCATCCTGACGGCAAGGCGAGAGCGTGAGCGCGCGCGGTTCCTGCTCGACGTGTCCACGCTTGACGACGCTGGCCAGGCCTAGCGCGTCTGCTTGAGCAGCGCCGCCACGACCGGCCCCGGCGTCCCGCGCTGGTACGTGCGCCAGTTGCGTTGCGCGCGCCAGTCGGGCGCCGGCGGCGCGGTAGCACGCGGGGGCGCCTGCAGGGCTGCGCCCGAGCGCGCGAGCCAGCGGTTGCCCTCATGCACCAGCCGCCGCACGAGACGCTGAGGCAGCGGCAGCGGGGGCGGCACGGCATCCTCGGCCAGGCGGCGGTGCACCCACGCGACGAGCGCTTCTCGGTGCCGCTGGGGCACGGCGACGATGACATCGCGGTAGATGAGCGCGTAGCGGTCGCCGAGCGCCTGCGCGACCTCGACGAGCCCGGGCCAGCTGCGGCCGTCGTTCGGGGGCGGCGGCGGAGCGGTGAAGAAGCGAGCGTCATCGATGATGATGACGTGGTCTGTGGCGCACTCGTTCAGCGCCTCGAGCTCGTCGAGCAGCGGGCACTCGGCGGCCTTGCCGAACGTCTCGGCGCCGCACCAGTGGGCGTCGAGCCACACGAGCGCGGGCTGGCCGACGTTCTCGAGCACGCCCCCGAGCTCCTCCCCACTGTCGCCGTGCACGAAGCGCACGTTCCGCAGGCGGCCGTGCGTCGACCGCGCCGCCTCGTAGAGCGCCCGATCGCCCTCGATCGTCGTCACGCGATCGAAGTGGTCGGCCGCCCATGCGGCGGTACCGGCCTTGTTCGTGCCGGTCTCGACGAACGTGCGGAGGTCGAGCAGATCGCGCAGGAAGAGCGCCAGGTCTTTCGGGATGCCGAAGTCGTGAAGGCCCATGTAGGTACGGTCGCTCCATGCAAGGTGTGTCGTCAATCCTCGGCGGGTCACGGCTTGGCCTGGCGCTTGGCGAGGAGGGCGTCGATGCGGTGGACCACGCGCTCGCCGAATACGGCCGGGCAACCGTCGGCGTGGTCGTCCTCGGCTCGACATTTGAGTTCGTGCGCGGCGTTTTCGATCCACGATCGGGCATCGCGCAGGGCGGACAGCGCCTCGTCGGCGGTGGTGGCTCGCGCGATGATCGCCTGACAGACTGCGCAAGATCGACCGGCCGCCCGGAACCCGCTGCACGTGTCGCACGCAACGCACCCAGCAGCTTCGTTCGGCGGTGCGATGACGCGCTCGAAGCGAGACGGCTCCCCCGCCCCCGTCGGCTCGATGGGCACCGCGTTGCAGTCGCAGGTCGCGCTAGACTTGAGCTTCCCGCACCATTCCTCGTGCCGCAGCCCGTCATGGCTTCCCCTTTTGCCGCCTACGCATGATGTGACAAAAGGGGAGGCGATGGGCTTCGGCTTCGGGGCGGGCGGGGATGCGAGTCCGAGAGCTACCAAGAGCGCGTCCCACTCGTTCCAGCTCTCCACGTCGGGCGCGTGTCGACGCACCACGCGCTCGAGCTTGCGGAACGCCTCCCGCATCTTCGCGAGCTCGACATCGCGGGCGGCGAGGGTGACCTCGAGTTTCTCCGTGCGGCACATCGGGCACTCGAGCACCGGCGGCGTCACTTCGGCCACCACAAGGACACCGGCCGGGAGCTGATGCTTGCACGGTGGCAGCTTCAATTCAGGTAGATTCGCCATCATCCTCTTCCTTCCGGGTTCCGTCGGCGGATGCGGTCACCATCTGAATCGACGAGCCCGCGTAGGTGGCCTGCCACAATGCATACCGGGCGGAGCGTGCGGTAACCCCGTCATCCCACCGGATGGTGACCGTGAACGCATCCGCGCTGTCGACCGTGCCGGTAATGCCGCCAGGACTCCGGACGCGGTCGCCTACCTGCAAGCTCTCAGCCTCGATGCGTCTCATCTCCCCGTCCCTCCGTCGCTTTCGTACTTCGCCCTCAGCCGCTCGACCTCCGCCGTCGCTGAGGCGAGCTGCTGGCAGGCGGTGTCGCGGTCCTGCCTGTACCTGACGAGCAGCTTCCCGAGCGCCTTCTCGTCGGGCGCGTTCCGGTTCATGACGGCGATCTCCGCCAGCTCCCCCTCGAGCCGCGCGATGGTGGCGCGGGCTTCGTCAATCTGCTTCGCCTGAAACTCGGAGCGATTGCGCCACACGCCTTCGCGATACAGGTCCGCCCGCTCGTACGCGAAGAAACGAACCTCGTCGGCCGGCATGAGAATCTGATTCCACCGGACCGCGCCTGTCTCCGGGTCCGTGTCCTCGTGCAGCACGAGACGCTCCGGCGCCCCCTCCGCCCGCGCCCGAATCGCAGCCAGGTCGGGCGAGTCCCGGTCGTAGGCGCGGGCTCCCTTGCACGGCCCGCAGCTACAAACACACGGGTCGGTCATGGTGCAGGGAGCTGCGCCGCAATGCTTTGCAGCCAGGTCGGGCGAGCCATCCCCCGCCATCTCCCCCCTCGCCCTCCCCGCCTGCTCATCGTCCAACAGCACGCTGAGGCTCGTCGTGCGCCCATCAGGCAGCGGCGCCGTGATGGTGAGGCGGCGGTACGAGATGCAGCCCTGAGTCTCGGGGGTGATGGTGAGGGAGGAGCCGTTGGCGGAGAGGATGGGGGTCATGTGGATGGTCCGTTCTCGGTCCGCACCACCTCAGCCTCGATCGCGTCGAGGATGGCGGTAGTCACCCGATCGACCGCCGCCCTCGCCGCCGCCTCCGCCGCCCCCTCCGCCCCCTC